GATTCAGGATCTCTACGGAAACGAAGACGTTTGGGGCGGTGGCGGAGTAAGAGCGGCATCCGAAGAAAAATAAAAAATAGAGGGTATTATGGCTAACGAGTCAACCTATTCTGGAATTTCAACCCTTATTGGTAATGTATATGCAATTGCATTACAGACATTACGAGAGGGCAACATTATGGCTCCGCTTGTCACTACATGGGCGGACAAAAACGATAGTCAACCGCGCGAGTGGTCGAACTATTCAGGCGGCACATTTGCTACCGTAGCAGAAACTGATGACATGAGCGCGCAAGCGTTCACCGCTGCAACCGGCGGAACCGCAACACCTGTCACTTACGGGCAGATGATGTTCTTAACCGATCGGCGTATTCGTACAGATGTTATGAATGCACAAGCAGACGCTGGACAATTTTTAGGTGGATTGGCAGCGGAACACGTTGACAAAAACCTTGTTAGTGGTTTCTCCAGCTTTACGGGTGGAACTGCAGGAACAGCAGGCGGAACATTGACCTGGACTAATGTCATGCGTGGGGCTGCTTACTTGAGAACCAACAAAGCACCAGCTCCTTATTTCTGCGTGTTACATCCTGTTCAATGGCATTACCTGGCTAGTGCTAGTTCAGGTGTGCCAACATTAATGCAAGTTGAAAGCATTGCAAACAGTCTAATCGGGCAGTTCTATCAGGGTTCGTTTGCTGGTATTAACTTCTTCGTGGACGCAAACATAACCAGCGGTACAGCCGCAGTGGGTGGCATCTTCGGACGTCAAGCGATTTACCTTGACAGACGGCAACCATTTGGCATTGAGTACCAGCGCGATGCATCACGCGGCGGCGGTGGATGGGAGCTCAATGCAACCATGGAATACGCTTACGGCGTATGGCGACCTACCTTAGGCGCACAGTTGATCGGTACTTCGGCTTAGAAGTAATTATGAGATTGGCTAGGGTTCTAGACCCGAAAGCAGGCACTCCGACTGTTGCCAATCTCTTATCGGAGACTCTTGGAGAGAGATGAAATGAAATTAAATTGGTTTAGTAACGCACCTTGGGCTTCAACAGGATACGGCAATCAAACGAAATTGTTTGTACCACGAATTGCGAAGCTAGGGTATGAGATGACGATAACAGCGTTTTACGGATTGCAAGGCGGTATTGTGGGATCTCCATACGACGGGATAAAAGTTTACCCGAACGGGCGTCATCCTTATGGTCAAGACGTCATTGGAGCGCACGCGAAGGATGCCAAAGCAGACGCTATTATCAGCCTATTCGATATTTGGCCGATGCAACCTGAGAACATACCATCATCGATAAAGTGGTTTCCATGGTTCCCGATTGATAGCGAGCCAATGCCACCGCAGGTATTACAACAGGCAATGAAGGCAGAAAAGTCTATAACGATGAGCAAATTTGGAAAGTCAATAGCTGAACAAATGGGGCTTGATGCTTACTATGTGCCACATGGTGTTGATACGAAGTTATTCAGGAACGTTGACCAGACGCAAGCACGCGAATATCTGTCATTTCCTAAGGATAAATTTATTGTTGGTACAGTGGCAGCTAATAAAGGTTTACCGCCTCGTAAGTCATGGTATGAATTGATAATGGCTTTTGCCGCGCTGAAACAACAGCACAAAGATGTGATGTTCTACATCCACACAGACGACGGGGCGCGCGGAGGTGAAACAGTTGACATCGCAAAATTCTGTCAGGTGTTAGGCTTGAAAGTTGGCTACATCCAACAATATAATGCAGAACCTTACAACGATGTTGACGTCCTGATTGTTGACCAATATATCAACCTGTTAGGCGCTCCGGATGATTACATGGTGGCTGTTTACAACGCGCTTGATGTAATGATGCTGGTATCACGTGGTGAAGGATTTGGCATTCCGATTGTAGAAGCGCAAGCGTGCGGTTGTCCTGTTATTGTTGGTGACTGGACAGCAATGGGCGAATTGTGCTTTAGCGGCTGGAAGGTACACAAAGATGAAGCGATTCCGGAATGGCAAACCTATCAAGATGCGTGGATGTATCAACCGAAGATTGAAGCGATTGTTGACAGGCTACTGCAAGCATACGAGATGAAAGGCAACCAGGATTACCGACAACGAGCAAGGGAAGGCGCGCTTTACTATGACGTTGACAAGGTGACTGAAAAATACTGGAAACCTGTATTAGCAGACATTGAGCAAAGATTGAACAAGACCGTAAAGATTGAAAAGGTGCAACTGTGAAACGCGCGATTGCCACCTATGCAAATGGATCTTGTAAACCGCAACTTACTTATTCATTGCCAACATTCAAGGCATTTGCAAAATTGCACGGCTATGATGTGTTTGTAGCTTCTGAGATTGGAATAAGACGCCATCCTGTTTGGTACAAAATACCAATGATGCAAGAATTACTTGTCGATTATGATGAAGTGTTATGGCTTGACTCAGACCTTGTAATTGTTGATGGTCGTGAAGATTTGAACGTTGACAAAGATGCATGGCAGGCAATGGTATTTCATCACACAGGTGATGGTGAAGTGCCTAACTGTGGTATGTGGCTTGTCAGAAAAGCGATATTACCCTATCTGGATATTGCCTGGAATATGACAAAATATCTTGATGATAGATGGCGTGAACAAAGCGCAATAATAGAACAGATGGGCTATGTTGATATTGTAAGACCTGTTTATCTTAAAGAACCGACAGAATTATATAATCACACTTTCCAGCTTGACAATGGCTGGAATGTTCACAAATGGGATATACCACAACCAGAGCACCCACGAATACAACACGCAACAATGTACCCTAATCTTTTAGGTGTCATGGCTGAATGGTCAAAACAGGCTGAAGAATGGATAAAAGAATTATGACGTTCTTGAGTATTTATGTTCCCACTTACAAACGACCAAAAGCACTTGCTGATTGTTTAGCGTCCATTGAAGCACAAACAGACCAAGATCTGGAAGTAGTATTGATAAAAGATGAAATTGGTATTGGTATCGATGGAATGTACGCTGACATTCAAAATCACATTGACGAAGTACATGGTGATTATGTTTTTGTGCTATCTGATGACAACCTGATAACAGATGTTGATTTTGTAAAACGATTGAAAGAGGTTGTTGATGAGTATAATCCGGATGTGATTGTATTCAAAAATGAGATCGTTGGAATATTACCATCCATCTGGGATGCTAAACCACAATTAGGGCATATTGACCTTTCATGTTTTGTTGTGCGTTCTGACATCTGGAAGGCGAACGCTGATAAATGGGGCAAACGCTACGAAGGCGATTATGACTTTATCAGCAGTCTATGGGAGCAAGGTTATCAATTTTATTGGCTTGATGTTGTTGCGGTAAAAGCACAACGGATTAGCAGAGGACAACCAGAATGATAAATTACATCGACCCACCGAAGAAGCTACTCAAACACATTGACAGAATAGCGGAGATCCAGCAAGGCGGACATCCAGCACCTGTAAACGTTGAGATTGACCTGTCAAACCGCTGTAATCTTGGCTGTTTAGGTTGTCACTTTGCACACACTCACACGCGCGGATGGTATGCTGACAAAGCTAATGAGTCTCTGGTAGGCGATTTGATGGATGTTGAATTAGCGATCGAGATATTACAACAACTGAAAGAGAGCGGTGTTTTATCCGTGACATGGACGGGCGGCGGTGAACCTACACTACATCCAAAATTTGATGAGATTATTGAAGCCGCTCATACAATCGGATTGAAGCAGGGAATCTACACCAACGGAACTAACATCAGTCCTGAGCGCGCTGAGTTGATGCGTAATGTATTCGATTGGATTTACATCAGTTTGGATAGAGCAGACAAGGAAACATACAAACAGTACAAACGAGCGGACGCATTCGACAAGGCAATTGACGGGATTGTCAACCTGAAACGTGCAAAAGGGAAAGCGACCATCGGTATTGGCTTCTTACTATCTGCAACGAGTTTGCCGTATGCGCGAGATATGCTTGATTTAGGGCTTGATCTTGAAGTAGATTACATCCAGTTCAGACCAGAGATTTCGTTCAATCCAGCACAACCATCAAAAGCACCTGAAGACAACACATGGATAAAAGCGGCGATTATGTGGCTTGACGGCGTGAAAGATCGGCACAAAGTACAGGTTGATATTAGCAGATTTGATATGTACCGCAACTGGGACGGACACGGATACAAGAACTGCTACTGGTCAAAGATGCAAACGGTTATTACTCCTAATGGTAAAATGTGGACGTGTGTCAACAGGCGCGGTTTTGACGATGATGAAATTGGCGACCTGACTAAAGAACACTTTCAGGACGTTTGGAATAGGCACGATGTAAAAGCGGTTGATAGGTTATGTCGTGTTATGTGTCGCGGACACATTCCTAACTTGACGCTTGATTATATGATGAGCGATCACAACGGGCACGATGATTTTATATAGGCGGTAAATTATGGCAAGAACAACAATGGCAGATTTGATATTGAAACTACGCGGAATGACTGAGACAGCCGCGAATGATTACTCCATTAATAGCATTGCATACTGGACAGATGACCACCTTCAAAACGAGTTGGATCTCTATCAGATGTATGTCAATTTTCTGCAAATGGAAGCCATACCGTCAACAGGTGCAAGCCTGGCAATTACTTACACGCGCTATGAAACAGGCTTGACTGACTGGGAAAAGGCACCAATTATTCAGGACGAAAACGGTACGATTATTGCTGATACCGATTATACATTTGATGCCAATACGGGCGTTGTTACATTTGATAGCAACACAACAGGAATTAGTAGATATATCACTGGCTATGTTTACAACGTGGAGCGGGCAGCTGCCGGAATATGGACGAAGAAAGCAGCACACGCGGCAAAAGGCTTTGATTTCTCAACCGATAACCACTCGATCAAACGATCACAGGTATCAATGCAATATATGGACATGGCGAGGTTTTACGGCAAGCAAGCAGGCAGTAAAACCATAAGCATTTACAGAGGCGATGATGTTATCTAACGATGAATTAACCGAAATGAGAACAACGATTCAGGATTATCTTCTTCCTGATACGTGTAATATCCTATCATTATCAAGCTCAAGTGATGGTGCTGGTGGATTTACAGAAACCTGGGGAACGGCTACCGCTAGTTTGGCTTGTAGGTTAGACACACAGAGCGGGCGCTTCACCGACATGGAAGGTGGGGTTCAAACCTATAAAAAGTTAGTGTTATCGCTCCCTTACAATGCAACCATCACAGAAGCCAATCGTGTTGAACATGGAACTAATCTATACCAGGTTGTGAGCGTGAACGAAGGTTCTTGGCTTGCCGTAAAGCGCGCGGAGGTAGAAAAGATATGACAGATAATATTAAGATTGACTCCAAAGAGCTTGACAGGATTATCAGAGCGCTGGATGGCAACAAGGAAAAAGCAGGACGCATGATAGGATTTGAACTAGAAGCTGAAGCTAAAAAACGCGCTCCAATTAAAACATCTGCCATGTCAAACAGCATCTATACTGTTACACAAAAGCATGACGGGTATTCACAGGCAAGCGGAGCTGCAAAACGAGCAAACAAAGATGCGGAAACATCGCCGCACCCACGACCTTCCGGAAATGTTATCGCTCGTGTTGGACCTAGCGTGAACTATGCTGAATACGTTGAGTTCGGAACTTCACGCATGGCAGCACAACCTTTTTTAACTCCTGCTGCTGAAAAGGTGGCACAAAAAATAAACAATGGAGATTACTGGAAGGTGTTGGTAGAATGAGCGGAATATTAAACTTAGTATCAACGGCTTTATATAGCAAGTTTTCAGGCGATGCGACATTAAAAGCATTGATGGCAACCAATACCAGCTTTTATGCAATCAAGGCTCCGAAGGATGCAAAATATCCGTTTTTGGTGTGGTCGTTGTTATATGGTGGGCCTGAAAACATCACTCCTTCAGACTTACAGGATCATCTTTATTTTATCAGGGCATACGCAACAACCGCGATAAGTGCCGGGAACATTCACGCGCAAGTTGCATCGCTA